AAGGTGAAGGATAAGGTAGTCGCTATCCTCAAGCAGGAGGGTGCCTACTACTTCTTTCCCGCAACCCATGGCTTTGGACGCAGCGGCGTGCCCGATGTGGTGGCCTGTGTGAACGGCTACTTCCTCGCCATTGAGTGCAAGGCTGGGAAGAACAAGCCGACTGCCCTGCAAATCCGTGAGATCGAGAACATCCGTCACGCTGGCGGCGTAGCCGTAGTGGTGAACGAGACCAACTGGGACATGCTCCCCGAGCTTGTCCGCAAGCTCAAGCGGGGCACTTCTATCATAGATAAGCTTCTGTAGGAGACGAGTGATGCGTAAGTTTTTGACCGGCCTGATCGCGGGCCTCGCACTGGGCACTGTCGTGCCAGCGGCTGCTGCTACGTTGGTAGGTGGCACCGGCTACCTGACGGGCTGGACCGTCACCAAGGATGGCGATGAGATTTGCTACATGCCCTACGTCTGGACCAGCATCCGCGAGATCGAGTGCGACTGATGCGTAAGTGGATGGCGCTGCTGTTCTTGGGGCTGATCGGCGCGGCGAGTTACGTCAAGCTGGCGCAGCGCGATCCAGAAGATGATGGCTGGGGCGACCTTGGCCCTGACTGGTGGGACCTCTGATGGCTATTAGTCGTGCCCGTATGGGCGACACGATCCGCCGTGTCTTAGTAGACGACCCAGTCTTATCCAACGATGGCCTCCGCAGCTTCGCTGTCTGGACCCGGCGAGACTTCGCCAAGGATGAGGTGGTAGTCACCAAGATCGAAGAGTTTGACCCGACTATTCTCTACCCGCCTGAGATGAGCGGCGTGGTGCGGGCCAAGGATGAACTAGACGCATGGTCCTTTGTGGACCGGCTTAATCGGGAGCGAGACTATTATGACCGACTACGGGACTGATGCACACGAACTGTATCGGAGCGATGACCCTGATACGAGCGCAGAGGCTGCACACAGCATCGACAGCACCAAGCTGGAGAAGATGGTCCATGAGGCTATCCATGCCTATGGGCGTAACGGCTGCATCGCCGCCGACCTGCTGAACAAATACGACTACCTTCCTTACTCCAGTGTGACCGCCCGCTTCGCTGCGCTTGAGCGCAAGGGCTACATCACCTGCGGGCCGGACAAGCGGCGCGGTCCGTCTGGGCGCAACCAGCGGGTTATGCGGGCTGGCGAGTACAAGATCGGAAAGACCCAGTGAACGTCATCACCGTAGACTTCGAGACCTTCTACGACCGGCACTTCTCGCTCTCGAAGATGACGACCGAGGAGTATATCCGCGACGAGTTGTTTGAGGTTATCGGCGTAGCTGTAAAGGTGGGTGACGGGGAGACCCAGTGGTTCTCCGGCCCCAAGGCGCAGACCAAGCGGTGGCTGGAGCAGTTTGACTGGGCGAACAGCATAGCTGTGGCGCACAATGCCATGTTCGACATGGCGATCCTGAACTGGCACTTCGACATCCGCCCCAAGCGCATCGCTGACACGCTGTCCATGCTGCGCGCACTGGACGGGCCAGACGCTGGCAACAGCCTCGCCAAGGCAGCCGAGCGGTATGGGCTGGGGGTGAAGGGCGACGAGGTGGTCAACGCGCTTGGTAAGGGGCGCATCGACTTCACGCCCGAAGAGCTACACCGCTACGCGCAATACTGCATCAACGATGTGGACCTGACCTACGACCTGTTTAACCGCATCGCAGTTGGCTTCCCGGCAATCGAGTTTCGCCTGATCGACCTGACGCTGCGGATGTTCACTGAGCCAGTGCTGACGCTCGACGCTACCATCCTGCGGGACCACCTCTCCGAGGTGCAGCGCAAGAAGAACGAGCTACTGGGCAAAGCGCTCATCTCCAAGGACAACCTGATGTCCAACGGCCAGTTGGCCGAGACGCTGCGCGATCTTGGGGTAGAGCCGCCGACCAAGATTAGCCCGACTACGGGCAAGGAGACCTATGCCTTTGCGAAGAACGACGAGGCGTTCAAGGCGCTGCTGGAGCATGAGAACCCTATCGTTCAGGCGATTGTGGCGGCGCGTCTGGGTGTCAAGTCTACGCTGGAAGAGACGCGCACTGAGCGGTTCATCCGGATTGCTGAGCGCGGGACCCTGCCCATCCCCCTACGTTACTATGCGGCCCACACGGGACGCTGGGGCGGAGACGACAAGGTAAACATGCAGAACCTCCCCCGGAAGTCGCCACTGAAGAAGGCGATCCGGGCACCAGAGGGCTATACCTTTATCGACTGCGACTCCTCGCAGATCGAAGCGCGAACCTTGGCGTGGCTGGCTGGGCAGGACGACCTCGTTGCGGCGTTCGACCGGGGTGAGGACGTTTACAAGATCATGGCCTCCGCCATCTACGGCGTGCCGGTGGACGAGGTGACGGACGACCAGCGGTTCGTGGGTAAGACCACGATCCTTGGCTGCGGCTATGGGATGGGGGCTGCCAAGTTCCAAGCGCAGTTGCTGACGTTCGGCGTCAAGATGGACCTCGACGAGTGCAAGCGCATCATTAGCGTTTACCGGGAGACCTACCCCATGATCCCGAAGCTGTGGCGGGCTGCGGGTGACGCGCTAGACGCAATGGCGAACAACCAGACCGCGCCGCTTGGCCGGGACGGAGTGCTTGTGGTCGAGGGCCGGGAAGGCATCCGGCTACCCAACACGCTGCGTCTACGCTACGAGAACCTGCGCTGGGTGCAGACCCCAGAGGGCAAGTCCGAGATGGTCTACGACCAGAAGAAGGGCCGCGCCATCCTCACGACCCGCATCTATGGCGGGAAGTGCGTCGAGAACATCTGCCAAGCCTTGGCCCGTATCGTGATCGGGGAGCAGATGCTGATGGTCGCACGGCGTTTGCGCGTGGTGATGACGGTCCATGACGCGGTAGGGAGCATTGCTCCTACTGAAGAAGCAGAAGACGCGAGACTTTTCGTTGAGCAGTGCATGCGCATCCGCCCCAAGTGGTCGGCCCTGCTGCCGCTGAACTGTGAGAGCAAGATGGGAGCAAGCTATGGCGGATAATATACACCCAGTGGTCGAGCTACTGGCAGCCCGGATGGAGAGCCACCCGGAGGAGTTTAAGTTCCACAACGGCAGCAGCCTCGCGATCACCGGGCGTTGGGAGACTTGGATCAACCAACTTGGCTGGTACTTCAACGAGGCTGAGAAGGAACTGATCTACGGCAAAGCCAAGGAGCTAATCTTCCAGCGCGTCCACGAAGAGGTGCTGGACGAGCTACTCAACGGTGAGGAGCGCCGCGCCGAGGAGCGCCGCCAGCGGAAAGAGGCTGAGGAGCGGATGATGGCTCAGGTGCAACAAGCTGCCCTTCAACCGGGCCAGTATGCGCAGGTGCAAAGCCTAGGTGCGCTTCAAAGCGCGGGTACCATCCGGCTTGGCAGCGAGACCATCGACGAGGGCATGCTTAAGCAAATCAAAAGGAAACTAGGGCTATGAGCGAATATCAATTCACCAAAGACTGGTTCAACTGGGCACCGGAGGTCTGGCAGCAGCTTATCCCGCACCTGCCGGAGCGCAAGTCGTTCCTTGAGATCGGCTCGTTCGAGGGCCGCAGTGCGGTCTGGATCATCGAGAACATGATGAACCCCGGCGATTGGATCGACTGCGTTGATACGTGGCAAGGTGGCGAGGAGCATGGCGACGAAGACATGTACGCCGTGGAAGCCCGGTTCGACCACAACATCATTAAGGCGCTCAACTGCCAGTCAGCGGATCATCGTAGCCGCGAAGGTAGCTGGGGGCATACCCGGTTCGCCAGCCCCGGCTCAGACGCAGAGAACAACCGCGTCTACAAGTACAAGAGCACGTCCACCGAGTTTCTGGGACGCAAGCTGGCGCACTGGGTAGACGGCAAGAACCTCTACGACTTCATCTATATCGACGGGAGCCACACGGCCCCTGATGTTCTGACTGACGCTTGCATGGCTTGGCCGCTGCTCAAGCCCAAGGGGATGATGGTGTTCGACGATTACATGTGGGGCAACCCGCGTGACATCCTCCACCGCCCCAAGCCCGCCATCGACGCCTTCTGCAACCTGTTCGCAGAGACGGCTGAGATCGTCCACGTTGGCTATCAACTGGTCGTACGCAAGAAGGGAGAGTGACATGATTGATCCATTGAGTGCAGCCCTTGGGGTGTTCGTGGGTGCATGTGTCGGTGTCGTGTTCGGCACGATCCGCACCGGCAAGGTGATCGACGAGCTTAGGGAAGAGAACGCAGCACTGGCATCCCGGCTGCGCCGTCTGACTACCCGTGGTCCGGGTGGTAAGTTCGTCAAGGTTAATAAGTGACCTACGACCCGCGAAACGGGCCACCGGACAAATGGCTGAACGAGTGGAACGAACGCTCCAAGGCTCGTCTGGTGGCCTTGGGGGTAATGAAACCAGAACCTAATTATGGGGAGGGGGTACCCGAAGACATCAAAGCATTTCTGGAGAAGATATGAGCCACCGAGTTTTAAACGCTGAACGCATGACTTGGACCCCAGCCGCTGACGCTAAGCTGCTACACCTATTTGCGCAGGGGTTAAACAAGATCGACGTCGCCCGAGAGATGGGTGCGTCAATCTCCGCCGTCGAGGCGCGGTATCGAAAGGTTAGGAATACACATGTCGGATGAGATTAAGGTGAAACCTGTGGAGCAGAAGCGCCCATCGCTGATGATCGCTACTCCCATGTACGGTGGTATGTGCACGGGCACCTATGTGCAGGGGTTGCTCTTTACCATGCAGAAAATGCGTGAGGTGGGTGTCAACGTGGCATGGTGCCAGATCATGAACGAGAGCCTCATCACCCGTGCCCGCAACGAACTGGCCCGTGTGTTTCTTGAGAGCGACCACGACTACCTGATGTTCATCGACGCTGACATCGGGTTCAACGGTGAGTCCATCCTCCAGCTTATGACTGCGGACAAGGACGTGGCTTGCGGCATCTACCCCAAGAAGGAAGTCAACTGGGATAGCGTAAAGCGCGCTGCACTCGCAGGTAAGCAGGACCTTGACGACCATGCCGGGGCATTCGTGTTCAACATGGTTGGGGGTGATGCTGAGACTGACGAGCACGGGTTCTTCGAGGTGCGCCATGGCGGCACCGGGTTCATGCTCATCAAGCGCGGGGTGTTCGAGCACCTCAAGCCACATGTGCCGACCTACCGGACCAATTCGTTCCAGAACCCAGACGGCACTTACCAGAAGCCGCTGACCCATGAGTTCTTCGCTACGTCTATCGACGCATCCGGAGCGCTCCTGTCGGAAGACTACCACTTCTGCGAACTGGTGCGGGAGCATGGGGGCAGCATCTGGGCCAACCCGTTCATCCGCTTGACCCACACCGGAACCTACGTGTTCGACGGTGACATCCTGAAGTCCGGAGGCAATCTGAAATGACCGATGTAACTGAAGTACTCGAAGAGCGTGGCAGCAGGTACGGCTCCTTTAAGGGGCACGCCGATATAACCCAGAAGCTCAAGCACGTGATGGGGCGTGGGGATAGCTGGCACAAGCTGGCCCCCGACCAGAAGGAAGCTCTCGACATGATCGCCCATAAGATCGGACGCATCGTTAACGGAGACCCTGACTACGCCGATAGCTGGATCGACATCGCCGGGTACGCCAAGTTGGTGGCTGACCGGCTAGAAGGAACGGTGCGGTGAAACTGCCCGACGAGCTACGGGAGGTCCTCGATAAGACGGGCCTCCCATGGGAGGTCGAGGTGGGGAAAAAACACAACAAAGTAAAGCTGGCAGGACGGCTCGTTGCAGTGTATCCCCATGGTAAGGCGCAGGAGCGGTATCGCCGTGCGCTGCTCAACACCATAACCCAAGTGCGCCGCACGGCGCGGGAGCTACGACCCTCATGACCGCTTGGTCCTACAGCAGCATCAAGACCTTCGACCAGTGCCCCAAGAAGTACTTCCACCTCAAGGTGGTCAAGGACGTCAAGGATGACCCCGGTGAGGCCGCTGTCTATGGGACCGAGGTGCATGAGGCAGCCGAACTGTACATCAAGGACGGCACGCCGATCCCCAACAAGTTTGCCTTCATGCGCCCCATCGTGGAGCCGCTGGCAGCTAAGCCGGGTGAGAAGCTGACCGAGATGAAGCTGGGCCTCAAGAAGATCGAGGATGGCTACGAGGCTTGCGGGTTCTTCGACAAGGACGTTTGGTACCGGGGCATCGTGGACCTTCTGATCCTCGATGGCGACCGGGCTTGGATGATCGACTACAAGACCGGGAAGAACGCCAAGTACGCCGACATGAAGCAGCTTGACCTTATGGCTGGTGCGCTATTCGTAAAGTACCCGGACCTGAAGGTCATCAAGTCGGCGCTGGCCTACGTGGTCAGCCACGAGTTTCCGAAGAAGACCCACAAACGCGAGAACCTGAACGAGTACCTATCGGTGTTCGATAATCAGTTGGATCGGTTGGAAGCCGCCATGGAAAATGGTATATGGAACCCAGTGTCGTCTGGCCTGTGCCCATGGTGCCCAGTGACCACCTGTGAGAACTGGCGACCGAGGAGGAAGTAATGGCCCGCAACTACCGCGAAGAGTACGACCGCTACCAAGGTCGGCCAGAGCAGATCAAGAACCGGGCGCAGCGCAACGCTGCCCGTGCCAAGATGATGAAGAAGGGCAAGGTTCACAAGGGCGATGGTAAGGACGTTGCCCACGTCAAGGCTATCGACAAGGGCGGCTCGATCAAGGACGGCCTCCGAGTTGAGAGCAAGTCCACCAACCGCTCGTTCCGCAGGGACAGCAAAGGTAACCTCGTGAGTGAGACGAGCAAGCGCGAACGCGTCCGTAAGAAGATTAAGTAGTACACCACTAGGAGCAAACTGGTGCAGATTATCGACAACAAAGCCCTCCTCTTGGAGGTGGCTGACCCCTCTGTGGTTACTGACCACATCCACAATAGCGCCGCAGTTAAGGAAGGCGTGGTTGTCAAATGGGGACACACTGAGACGGAAATCCTAGCCAAGCTGGGGTTCGAGGCTCCCTCGCCCATGCTCAAGTCCTACGAGTGGACGGGTAAGCTCACGCCCTTTGAACACCAGAAGACCACGGCATCATTCCTCTCGATCCGGCGCAGGGCTTTCTGCTTCAACGAGCAGGGCACTGGCAAGACGGCCAGCGTCATCTGGGCAGCCGATTACCTCATGAAGCGTGGGCTGGTGAAGCGCGTGCTGGTGCTGTGCCCCCTGTCGATCATGAAGTCGGCGTGGCAGCAGGACCTGTTTAAGTTCGCCATGCACCGGTCGTGCAGCGTGGCACACGGGACCGCCAAGCAGCGCGAGAAGATCATCAACGCAGGGGCTGAGTTCGTCATCATCAACTTCGACGGGCTGGCTATCGTGAAGGACCAGATTATCGCTGGTGGGTTCGACCTGATCGTGATCGACGAGGCCAACGCCTACAAGAACGCGCAGACCAACCGCTGGGGTGTCCTCAACAAGATCGTCAAAGAGACTGACCCGCGTCTGTGGTTGCTTACTGGTACGCCAGCAGCACAGTCCCCACTGGACGCTTACGGCCTCGCCAAGCTGGCCGACACGCCGAACTGCCCCAAGTACTACGGTCAGTACCGCGACAAGGTGATGATGAAGGTCACTACGTTTAAGTGGGTGCCCAAGGCCAACGCGCAGGACGTGGTGCATAGCATCCTCCAGCCAGCCATCCGGTTCGAGAAGAAGGACTGCCTCGACCTACCGGAGGTTACCCATATTGAAAGAGAGGCACCGCTCACGCCGCAGCAGGCTAAGTACTACGCCCAGTTGAAGAGCCAGATGCTGATCGAGGCATCGGGCGAAGAGGTCAGCGCGGTCAACGCAGCGACCAAGATCAACAAGCTGCTCCAGATCAGCGGAGGCGCAGTCTACACGGACGAAGGCTCGGTGCTGGAGTTCGACGTCTCCAACCGCCTGAACGTGGTCATGGAAGTGATCGAGGAAGCCAGCAACAAAGTGCTGGTGTTCGTGCCGTTCACCCATACCATCGAGCTTCTGCGGGCCAAACTGGAGAAGGCAGGGATCACCTGCGACGTCATCAACGGTAAGGTGCCAGTTAATCGGCGCTCGGAGATCGTCCAGCGGTTCCAGACCCACAAGGACCCCCATGTCCTGATTATCCAGCCACAGGCAGCCTCTCACGGCCTTACCCTTACGGCGGCAGACACAATCATCTGGTACGCCCCGGTCACCAGCGTGGAGACTTATCTACAGGCAAATGCCCGTATCAACCGCCCGGGCCAGAAGAATGCTATGACCGTGGTCCACATCCGTGGCAGCGAGGTCGAGGAGCGCCTCTACCGGATGCTGCAAAACAACATTGAGAACCACGAGAAAATTATCGACCTCTACCGTCAAGAACTTGACATTGTATAATAGAAGGAGTAGAGCAGGGATCGTGGCGCAAGCCACATGAAGGAGCAACTTATGTCAGAGCAACAAAACGTAGCCGACCTTGTGGCGGTGTACCGCAAACTGCGGGCAGCCATCGCAGAGGCGGAAGAAGAACATGAGACCAAGATCAAAGGTCTTAAGGAGCAGATGGACCTTGTGTCTGCTGAACTCCTCAACTTCTGCAATGAGCAGAACCTCGACAGCGTGAAGACGCCAGCGGGGACCATCTCACGGCGTGTCCAGACCCGTTACTGGACCACCGACTGGGAGCAGATGAACAACTTCATCGTGGAGCACAATGCTGTGCACCTGCTGGAGAAGCGCATCCATAACGGTAACATGAAGCAGTTTCTGGAAGAGAACCCGGACGCTCTCCCCATCGGCCTACAGGTCGATAACAAGTACGTGATCCAAGTCCGCAAACCGAGCGAGAAGTAATATGAGCAACATCACCATTTTTGAAGAACCATCCAACCTACCCACCGTGAAGCGCGAGTCGCGCCGCATGGACCGCATGTCCAGCGGTGGCAGCAGCACTCTGCGCCGCATCCAGCTTAGCAATGGCCGCACGTTCAAGCGCGTGGTCGGCGGCGAGCAGATCGGTAAGGCTGCCCCCAACCAGTTGGACGTTATCGTCGTTGACTGGCTCCCGGAGCCGAGCCGCAAGTTCTACGCATCGGCGTATGACAAGGACGCTAAGCCGACCCTGCCTGACTGCTGGTCGAATGACGGCGTGGCCCCCGATGCAGGTGCCAAGAACAAGCAGGGTTCCTCCTGCGCCAACTGCCCCAAGAACGTGAAGGGTTCGGGCCAGAACGGTAAGGGCAAGGCATGCCGCTACGAGCGCCGTCTGGCTGTCCTCGTTGCTGGTGACCCCAGCGGCGATGTGTACCAGATTTCGATCCCGGGTGCTTCGCTGTTCAGCGACAACGATGGCAACGTCTACGGCTTTGAGGGCTACAAGAAGTTCCTCCTCGCCAACGGCGAAGCTCTGGATACGGTCGTAACCCGTATCATCTACGACGAAGAAGCTGACACCGCCAAGGTTGGGTTCAAGGCAGTTCGCCACCTGACCGAAGTCGAGTCTGGCTTCGTGGATCAGGCACAGGATGACCCGGCTACCGAGAAGTACATCCTGCTGACTGCTGGTGCGATTGATGGTGCCAAGGCTCCGGCTGCTCAGGCCAACAAGCCGCTGGCTCTGGAAGCTGCGCCGAGCGCCGCTCCGGCCAATCCGTTTGGTGATGACGACGAGGACGAGGAAGAAGTTCCGGCTGAACCTGCCAAGCGTGCGGCAAAGCCGAAGGCTGCTGCTGAGGCCAAGCCGGAACTGGCTTCGGTTCTGGGCCAATGGCTGGATGACGACGGGGATGAGGACTAATCATGCGAGGCTACAGCATCCGCGTAGCCGAGGCTATTCAGGGGGCTGATGCCAGTCTCCTCGGGGTGCAACTCGGGCGGGCTTGTCTCGCCCGGGACATCTCCGTCTCGGAAGCAGCGAAGGGGTTGAACGTCACGCGCCAAACGGTCTACCACTGGTTCCTTGGGCTGAGTGAGCCAAGGGGCAAGGCCCGGGACGCGATCCAGACCTACCTAGCCTCGTTCGACTGAGGCAACCATTAGAGCAAATTAATAGCGGGATTTCCCGCAACGGTGAGTGATGCAATGCAACAACCTGATCTCTTGACCCTAGTGCAGCCAGCGGAAGGCTGGTTCGCCATCACGGGCATCAAGGGTAAGGGTAAGAACGCTGACGTCCGTCAGGAGCTTGTGGCTACGCGAGAAGAGGCAGATGCCCTCGTCGAGCAGTTCGTCCAAGCCGGGCGCAATGCGTTCTTTGGGGTGGCTAAGTACAAGACGGGTGACAACCGCAAGAAGGAGAACGTCCTTGGCCTCAAGGCGTTCTGGCTCGATGTGGACTGCGGCCCGGACAAAGCGGAACCCAACCCCAAGACCGGACGGCCTGACGGCTATGTGGACCAGAAGGCGGGGCTGGATGCCCTGATGGGCTTCTGCAAAACAATCGGTCTCCCTATCCCTACTCTCGTAAACTCCGGCGGTGGTATCCACGCCTACTGGCCTCTGGAAGAGACTGTATCCCGGCGCGACTGGGAGCCTGTGGCTGAGCGCTTCAAGGAAGTGTGCCGCACCCAGAACTTCTACGTTGACCCGGCTGTCTTCGAAGTGGCGCGCATCCTGCGTGTCCCCGGCACGTTCAACTTCAAGGAAGAAGAGCCGCGCCCGGTCGAGTTCATCCATGTGGGCAAGCCTACCACGCTGGAGGCTATGCGCGCTGCGCTCGGTGTTAAGAAGCAAGCGTCGATCTTCGACGACGACTTCGAGATGACCCCACGCCAGAAGGCCATGATGAGCGGGGTGGGCTACAACTTTAAGAAGATCATGCAGCGCACCGCCAAGGGTGATGGCTGCAACCAGCTTCTACACGCGTACCAGCACCGGGATAGCATCACTTACCACGAATGGTTCTACGCGCTCTCTGTGGCTGCCATGTGCGAGGACGCCGATAAGGCGGTGCACATGATGTCTGATGGGCATCCGGACTATGACCCGGAGACCGTGGACAAGAAGGTAGCCACCATCAAGAAGGCGACCAGTTGCGCCAAGTTCCGCAGTGTCAATCCTGACCTGTGCGATGGTTGTCCACATCTGGATAAGATCATGGGACCCAAGGAACTGGGCAAGGTGGTCAAGGAGTCCAACGAGGACTTTGTAGAGGTTGAGGTCGAGCCGGGTGTGGTCGAGCAGATCGACATCCCTAAGTATCCGTTCCCGTTCTACCGGGGCGAAGATGGCGGTATCTGGCGCAAACCACCCAAGGACGCGCCTCCTGAAACGGAACCCATGTTCGTCTATCCGTACGACTTCTATGTCGTGAAGCGGATGCACGATCCGGGTGAGGGCGACTCGGCGCTAATGAGACTGCACCTACCACAGGATGGGTTGCGTGAGTTCATTGTGCCCATGGCGAAGGTAACCACGAAGGATGAGCTTCGCAAAATCCTCTCGTCCAACGGGGTCTACTCCTACGGGGCACGGTTCGACGCGCTGATGGACTACGTCCTCAAGTCAGCAGAGCAGCTACAAGACAGACAGAAAGCAGAGATCATGCGGCAGCAGTTTGGTTGGGTCGATAACAACAGCCGGTTCGTGCTGGGCGACCAAGAGATCACCGTCGAGGGGAATGTCTACTCCCCTCCGTCTAAGGCCACTAGCAAGCTGGCCAAGTTCATCGGCCCGGTGGGCACGCTGGAGAACTGGAAGGAAGTCTGGGCGCTGTTTGGCCAAGAAGGGATGGAAGCACAGGCGTTCGCTGCGCTTAGCGCGTTTGGCTCTCCGCTGCTCAAGTTCCTCAACCAGACCGGGGCCATCATCAACCTGTTCAACCCGCGCTCCGGTACGGGTAAGACCACGATCCTCAACATGGTGAACAGTGTCTACGGGCACCCGAAGGAACTGCGCCTCAAGGAGATCGACACTATGAACGGTCGGCTCCAGTGGGTGGGCATCCTCAATAACCTGCCGCCTACGATGGACGAGCTTACCAACGCCACGCCGAAGGAATATTCGGACCTGCTCTACATCATGTCCAATGGTAAGGGTAAGGAGCGCATGTTGGCGGGGTCCAACGAACTGCGCGAGAACAACACCACATGGCAGAACATCACGGTCTCGACATCCAACTCGTCGTTCGCTGAGAAGCTGTCGGTCCTCAAGGATAACCCGGAAGGCGAACTGATGCGCCTGATCGAGTACCCCATCGGGCTGGTAGACGCGATCAACACGGCGCATGCCAAGAACCTGTTCGATCAGGTGCTGTTCGCTAACTACGGGCACGCTGGACCGGTCTACATCCGCTACCTACTGGCCAACCTAGAGCAGGTTCAGACCAAGTGCCTCGCCATGCAAGCCAAGATCGACAAGGAGCTTCAGCTTCTTCCCAAGGAGCGGTTCTGGTCAGCCACGTTCGCTGCCAACATCCAAGGTGGGCTGTTCGCCAAGCGGTGCGGTCTGATCGACTGGGATATGACCCGTATCTATAACTGGTCGTGCAAGCAGATCGAGCGGCTGCGGGTCGAGACTGAGGCCCCTCTTGACGGACCAGAGCAGGCGGTCGGTGATTACCTCTACCGGCATATGCAGAACATCCTCGTCGTCAACGGTGAGGCTGACCGGCGCACTAACCTGTACGCAGGGCCGGTGCGCGAACCAAAGGGTGAGTTGCTGGTCCGCATCGAGCCGGACACCAAGATGATGTTCTTCATCGCCAAGCACTTCAAGGAATACTGCGTTAAGTACCAGATCAACTACAACCAGACCCTCGACAAGCTGGAGCAGCAGGGCCGTCTGGTGAAGAAGGCTGGGAAGCGCCTGTCCAAGGGTATGGCGGTCTCCGGTGAAAATATCCACTGCCTCTGGTTCAAGCTCTCGGAAGACTTCGTCGGGGTAGACGAGTACGTCCAGCCGGACGCCGAGGACGATGCTGATTGAGGGCGTCACCTATGATGTGGACTGGCCGAGGTTCAAAAAGGGGAGGTCGCTCTTCTTCCCCTGCCTCGATCAGGCACGCGCCGAGACACAACTAATGGTGGTCCTCAACCGCCTCCGCATCAAGGTCTTGGTCAAGCACGTTATCGAAGACGGGATTAGGGGTTTACGGGTCTGGCGCATGTGAGTATACGGGCGCTGGAAGTTTGCTCCTTCCGTCGGGTGCATTGCATCACTCCCGAACCCCCGGCTGCCTCACTCAGCCGGGGGTTTTTTATTGCCCAAGCTCGGCTGCGCGCCGTTCCGCCTCAGACTGACGCACTGGGATTTTCGGATTGTAGCCAAGGCCACCTTCCCGCTGCGCAGCATCCGCGCTCTTACTGGCGTAGGACTTCTGCTTGTCTTCCTCAGTGATCTCGTTCGACGGGTAGTTGAGGTTGTAGATTTTGATCGCCCGCTCGGCTTCCTGAAACTCCTTGGCGGTCTCAGGGGTCGGGTTGAGGTAGTAGGCCCGAGCAGCGCGGTACCGCTGACCCAGCAACTGGGTAGCCTCAGCAGCGATGCCCTTTTCGATGTCAGTGGCGGCGATGTCCAACTGCATGTTGCGCGAAGTCTCTGCGTCACCAAACCCGAGAGACTGCATCCCCGTCTTGTACAGGGTGTAGTAGCTGGGGTCCTTTAGCATAACATCACGGTCTGCCCCCACCACGAGACCTTCGTCCCGCAGCCGCTGGGCCTTGATGAAGTTGCGGATCATGGCGGGCATGCCCGTCTCAATGGCCTTATCAATGTCCCCAGCGTTGAACTGCTTCCACGACTTAAGGAACGAGGCATACATAGAGCCAGTGGCACCAGCACCGGCACGCCCCATGAACTCGAACAGCCGCACCTCAGGGTCATCTGACTTAGTAGCAACCGGGTGCCACAGATCGCCCAGTGAGACCGATCCAGACAGGTCTACGTTAAAGAGGCCCGGAAGCCCGATGTCGGCGGCTGCCTCCAGCTTCTTCGCCGCAGTGTCACCAACACCCAGCATAGAAGCCAGTGTGCCGTTGGGTCCAAACATCTGGGGAATCCATTCGGTCCGGATGTAGTACTCCATATCCTTCTTGCTCAGTTCGTGCCCCTTTTCGTCGGCGTACTTGAGCATTTCCTTCTGGATGGTCTCGTCGGTCAGGTAGCCGCCAGCAACTTCCTTGTCCTTGTCCTCATCATCGTCACCCAGACCCTTGACGAACTCCATCAGACCGTAGCCCAGCATGGCGAGGGCATAGAACTGAGTAGCACGGAAACCGCCGTAGAGCGCGGTCATCGCCCCCACGCCGAAGAACACCTTGGCCGAGGCGACCTTACCTTCCTTGTTGAAGTACGGGAGCATCCCGTAGAAGCTACGGAACAGCAGCGACGACATGGTGATGCTGTACGAGCGCATCTGAAGTGCCAGCCGCCCGACCGGTGCCTTGGAGTAGCGCGACTTGTTCCAGTTGGTGAAGTCGAACATCGCCTTCCGGGTGAGCTTGTCTGCCTGTTTCATGGCAGCATCACCAGCAGCAGCCGGGTCCATGCCTCCCTTGAGATTGCGCTCGTAGGCCAGTTCGAAGGCCGACATATACATGATCTCACGCCCGATACGCTCGGTGCTATGGAAGAGCGCACCCATGGCATTGATGGCGTTCCCAGTAGCCCTCTGGGCTGCGGTCAGCACTTCCCCACGGCGCAGAGCCTGCACGGCCCCAAAGTCCCCGGTGGGGGTATCAGCACGCTCATAGATGTCTGCCCCCGCTGAGAACGTGCTCTCGGTGACGTCGTGGTCCTTGGCGTACTCCCATGCCTTCTGCATAGCAGCGTAGCGGTCAGGATCGGTCTCTTGCAGGCCACGGATGTACGCGCTGTCTTCCGCCGTGAACTTGGGGAACTCCAGCTTCACATTACCTTCTTCGTCCCGGAACGGGACCGCCATGCGCTTACCGGTCAGCAGTTCTGCCGTGTAGCGGGTAGCCATGCCGTAGGTGGCCTTCTCACCAAACTCAGCCGACAGGGTGGGCAGACCCACGATGTGAAGCTGGGTAAGGTTCATGGCAGCCGACTTCACCCCGGACAGGAAGAAGAGGAAGGTGCCCTTGGCATTGACGCTGACGAAGCGGTCAAACCAGCCATTGATGTCTGGCGACATGATCCCTTCAACGCGCATCTCGATCTCGCGGGTCATCGTATCCAGCCGGGGCTTGGACGGATTACCCGCAGTCTCGGCGTAGGATGCCTCGATGAGGTTCTTCAGCCTGTAGTTGTACGCAAGCCTGCCAAGCTGGCTGGCAGAGGCTACCGCAGTAGACGCAAAGGTGCGCAGTGCGTCGGTGCTGAAACCAGTCTTGAACTCGCGGTGGATGAAGCGCCGACGCATGTCTGCCTCAGGCAGCGCCATCAGGTACATCTGGAAGATGTTGTCCTTGAGGACGTCCACATCGGTGACATTGTCCCCCTCGATCTTGTCGAGGATGTTCCGGAGTGCCACGCTGGCGTCCGCAGCCTTGCTACGCAGTCCGTTGCGCAGGGTGTCCTTACCTTGGCTGAAGTCGATAGCGCGCGTCTCACCCTCGGCCTTAATCTTCCGGACGAAGTCCTGCTGCTCTCCGAGGCTTTCGAACAGGTGAAACTCGCTGTTCGGACCCTTACCGACGCTAACCCAGTATTCACCAAAGCGCTTGAGCGGGAAGTAGATGCTGCGTGCCCGCGCCTTGGCGAACATTTCATCGACCGCCGACTTAAGCTCGACAGCCTTCTCGTTCTCGAACTGAGATGCGTCGATGCGCTCCATGAGGAGACGGTAGTGCTCCTCGAAGGTATTGCGGTAATGGTCCCGGGCCAGACGGAAGATGCGCTTGCCAGCGCCGCCACCCATCTTGGCATCCGACAGGTCGTTCCAACCATACACCTTAGCGCCAGTGTCGGGGTCTTCACCACCATAGTAGACGCGCTGGATTTCCCCACGGCGGCGGCTGATCTGCCCCTTGAGCGCGTTCTTTTTCTTCGGGTCCGTTTCGGCTGCTAGCTTAGTAGCAAGCTCGATCAGCTTGGTATCAACCTTGGCGTACTCTGCTGCCGACGCAGCCAGCGTTGGGTCCACATCGTACATGTTGGCGATGTACATTACATCGGCCAGCGCCTGATTGCCCTCCTCAAAGCGCGAGGCAAACTCAGTCCACTTCTCGGATACAGACGAAGCAGCCTGCATAAGCCGATTGATGTAGGGGCTGTACTCATCCCGGATCATATCGTCGATCTTCGAGATGTTCTCCATGCCAGCACGCTCAGCGAGGCGCACCACGTCCTCGGTCATCATCGGACCAAGCAGCTTCTGGAGGAGCGGTGGGGGGACGCTATTGAAGAGGCTCGTCAGGAGATTGACGTCGTCGTTCTGACCACGCGCAAGCAGCATCAGCTTACCCGACAGGCTCAGGGCCTCTTCGGCATTACGGCTCTTAACGATCCGCTGCTGCATGTTGCTGAGCTTCATCCGGCGGATACCGGCGGCTTCTTCCAGTCGCTTGATCTGCCCCTTGGTCAGCTTGGCTGATACAACCTGATCGACGTTGGCGTCAGTTACCGGCTCCGTGCCACCCTGAGCGCCTGCTCCAGTGTCCCGCCCTGCTCCAGCACTGCCAGTACGTTCGAAAGATGGGCCGAGTACGGATTCCCCGGTGCTTCCTGCTCCGCTAGGTCCGCGTACGTCGCCAGTTCCGCCGTCGCCTGCTCCTTCGGATGCTTGCTCTGGGCTGCCTTCTGTAAAACGATTTCCGCGATATTCGACGGTGATGTCGGGGTTTTTGCCATTGAAAAGCTCCACGCCGAGTTGGACAATATCGGCATAATCGTTGGCGACTGTAGTCGCAAAAGCAGTCTTGAACCAGTCATAGTCGAACTGGTCATCAGCTTCCAAGTTCAACAGGATGTCCTGCATCTCGGCAGGGAAGTTAGCGTTATGGCTGCGCACCTTATGGTGAGCAAGCTCGTGAACCATCGTGCCGACGATGCCGTAACCAGCGCGCAGACCATCCCCATACTTGGGGACCAACGGGTTGATGAAGCTACCTGAGAACGGCAGCCGGATCGAGACACCACGATACTCAGGGTCAAACGAGACACCAATCGCTTCGTCGCGGAGGCTACCATAACCCATGACGCGAGCGACTTCGTTGCGCAGCGTGAGGAACGCGTCCCCGTTGTAGCGCATGAAGTCATCAAAGCGCTGCCCGAACCGGCGGCGCATATAGTCCGGGATCGACATCTTCTCACCAGTGGCGTTGATGACCACATCGGTGTTGTCGTGGACCATGACCGCATTCGTGTCGATGAGGTCCGGGCTAACCGTAAGGTCGCTGGCGCTCGGGATACCAGCCTTCAGTTCATCCGGGGTCAGTTCGGGCATTTCCTGCCCGTTGACCAGCAGTTCCCCGTTCTCGCCAACCGTGATCTGGTCGCCCTCTGCAATGCGCGTGAAGGCCGTGTCCTGCACCGGGATGTCCGGCGTAAGGTCTACCATCGGGCCAAGCTGGCCATCGGGCTGAAAGTACTGGATGCTACCGAAGCTCGTCGCTTCTCCAGCCCTACTCTTGTAGGCATAGATAGCGTCAACGTACTTCTTAACCTTACCAAACTCCATCTTGGCGTCGTCGGTAAAGTTTTGGCGGTTGAAGTTGAACGGGTACCCCGGCTGGTCCGGCTTCACGGACGGCACGATGTCCACATAGAAGGTATAAGGGACCGAAGGCCCCCACATGTCTGAAGGGTCTTTCTTCACCGCAGTCGAGAACTGCCACAGCCCGTTCGACAGGATGTGCATGTTCTCACCATAGGTCTGCGCGGTCTGGTTGCGAGTGACATAGACCTTGGCAGTACCCCATGGGAACTTCACTCCGACAAACTGGGTGTAGTCCTCAACTGGGAAGTTCGAGCCGACCTTAACGTCTTCTGGCCCCATGTAGCTGCGACCTTGGAAGGTGACAGCGATGTTCGAGAACAGGGGGCTGAGTTCAAGTGACGGGACGCCATCCAGCCAGCGGGGAAGCTCCTTGATTTTGTAGTCGCCAGCTTCTTCCGGGATCGTCAACTGGATGATGGTGCCATGCCCGTCAGGGAACACCATGAAGTCCGGACCCGCAAAGTCACGGACCTCGATGTCCGGGGCCTGATTAGGATCGTCGAGTGAAGCGAAAAGCTGCTCGCCTGTCACGTCCATCTCAGCGATGCGCCCATCCCGCGCAGTGGTCACGCGGATGTTCTTGTTGGCGTAGAGGAACAGCATCTTGGCGATGCCGAAGCCGCCCGCGTTCTTGTCGCCTTCCTTGGCCGTACCAGCGATCTCAAGGAACTTACCGCCCAGCAGTTCGGGCGTCATACCGATCCCGTTGTCCTTGACCGTCAGCTTGCGGCCATCATCCGAGACGACGATGTCGATCTTACCCTGCTGGACCTGCCCTTCGTTAACCGCAGTCCGGGTAGCGTCGAACGAGTTCTGGAGGACTTCCTTGATGCAGACCTGACCCATATTGGTCGGGTCACCATAAAGCTGCGGGCCGAGCATCTTAGCCATGCGGGTGGCGTTGATCCCCGGCTTGGCGCGGATCGTCTCGTACTCAGGATCGTAGGGCGTTACCTGCTCGACCATGTCCTCCTTTGGCATGGCATCGACTTCCGCCTGTGCCATGTTGAGGACCTTCTCAGCCGCAGTCTTACCGGGCTTGCGCTTAATGGTCGCCTTGACCGCCTTGGCCTTGGCACCCTTGGTACCGACCGCCTTGACCTTCTCCGGTGCGCGAGCGGGAGCAGCCTTAGCTGCTGCTTGCGTAGGTGCAGCCTGCGCTTCAGCGACGCGTTCTTGTGCCCACTGCTGCCCAGCCTTGTAGGCGTCCAGAGCGTCTTGGCCCTGCGCTTCTAGGATTTGCTGGTCGGGGAGCGGCTCACGCCCACGCTGAGTGTCCACTGCGCCTTCACGGAACATGCCCGGATCAAGGCCACGGTCCTGCGCTTCCGACACGGCGAAGCGGTCGAGGTTCTCCGCAATCTGCTGCGGAGTGTACTGCGGTTCTGGCGTGATAGAAGGTGCTTGGGTGGCGGGGCGCACCATGCTGCCGTCAGGCTGCTCTTGGAAGCCGAAGCCCTTGTACCATTCGGTCAGTTCGGTGGGCGACATCTGCTTGCCCGCTTCAGCCGCAAACGGCTCGGGGCTAAGCTGGATCGTGGTGCCATTATCGTCAGCCGCCTTGGTAAGCTGCTGCATGGCCTTGCGGCCACCACCCTTCTCGACTGCACGCAGGCTATCAAGCTGAACGATGTCTTCGCCAACAGGGGTAAGCTGGATGCCACCACCTTCGACCAATACCTCATTGGTGTTCTCGGGATTAACCGTACCGGCACCAGCCAAGTCGTTAAGGGTCTTCTGCGCCGGGGGCGTGACCTTCTCAACCGTAGCCGTCTCAGCCACAGTGGGACCTTCGACGACCTGCTGTTCACCATTGACTTCGGTAACCGTGCGGAAGGTACCCGGGGCTTCACCCATGGGCTGTTCGGTCTTGGGCTGCTCGACCTTAGGTGCAACAGTCTCACCACGCAGGCGCTGGCCGCGTTCCAGAACGGACCCAATCGCATCGTAGGGATCGACTTCCGGGCTTTGCAGCACGATGCGCGCAGCCTGCTTCTTCTGCTCGGCGTTGAGCTTCTTGACGCCATAGCTGTCTTCGAAGTCGATCTGGTTGTCCGCGAACGTCTGCTCGATGGTCGGGATGGTAGCCTTGACCTGCGCGCCCGTGATCTTGGGTAGCTCAAGCGGAGGCGCGGTCGGAGCCGGAGTTAGTGCAGGCTCTCCCGCTCGCGGGCCAACATCAGGAACTGATACGCTAGGAACAGGTTCTCCCAGTCCTCCAGTGACAGCTTCTCCAATGTCGGGGATACCGGCTCCGGTCGGTGCGGCTCCGAGATCAGGAGCAACGCCTGCTCCAACTCCTCCGCTGACATCCACAGTGGTACCAGTAACGGGTTCTGCATTTGCTCCTCCCTCTCCCCTAGCCACCATGTTGGCTGCGGCTTTGGTGAGCAGTTCTTCCGCCCGCTCCGAAACTGCCTCGACAGCAGTCTTCTGGTCCATACCCGGGTTAGCAGCCATGACGGCGGCAACCTCTTGGGCTGCCAGCCGCTGAAACTCCTGCTTGATCTCCGGAGCGACCGGAACACCCTCACTGGTAACGTCCCCCTTGCGGCGGAACGGCGCGGCGACAGCCTCGGTAGCACCCGTAAACACCGTACCACCAAGGGCACCAGCCAGACCGGCTTCGAGCGTTTCAAGCATGGCCTTCTTGGTGAGAGGGTCCGTGCCGCCAGCGACCTGCTCAATTACGTTCTGGAGCATTTCGGTCCCGGCTTCCTCGCCGCCCGATTTAGCAACCCGGATCGCTGCCTGCTTCAATCCAGCCTCAAGCAGTTCCTTAGCAGCAATAGCTGCGGTACCGCTCAAAATCTTCCCACCAACACCGGTTAGTACATCAAGCGCAGAGGACGCGGCAGTACCGAAAACTGCCCTGTCTATGTTGCGAATGCCTTCGGCCTGTTGGCGCTCACGGATACCGCCGTAGGTCATCGGGACATTGCCCGCACCCATAACGAGACCGGCAGCCATAGGGCTACGAGTGAGAAGCCCAGTGGCTACACCCGCACCAACAGGGAGCGCGCTCTCCGCCACTGTTTCGGCCAAAGAACCTAGGCTGCGCCCAAAACCCTGCTCTTCAAAAAAGCCACCATATTTACGTGGGCCAATTTCAGCCAACTGCTTTTCAGCCGCTGCGCGCTCAGAGGCGACCATTTCGCCGGTGAGGCCCTTGTAGGTTTCCGATTGGGCAGCAGCCGCGCCAAGACCCTTTGCCAATGGCGCAAGATAATTTGTGCCCGGTAGCGACGAGAAGAGAGACGCCGCGACTTCCGGAGCGTCTTCAACGATCTGCGCTAGCCCCTTACGGAGATTCGGTACACCGCGCTCTACCGCGCGCCCCAATGCCGAGAAGACACCTTCGTCTTCCGGAGCAGCAGAGGTCGGGGCCGGTGCAGGAACCGCTGGGGTTTGGACCGGGGCAGCCTGTGCATGGGTCATATTAGCCCATTGCCACGCCGTGTTTGCGTCAGGGGCCGTGACGATATATTCTGCGTCTCCGACTTTTACCCTGTACTTGGCGTCAGGCATGTTAGTCTACCCTTTGGACTGCACCTCTCGGAGGAGCACCATAGTCACTCCCACCACTCATACCACCCCTAGCACGTTGGACGGCCCCCTGAACATAGGCATCTTCGGCTTTTTGTAGCGCGGCGTATGCGGTGGCTGCCTGCTGGGAGTTACCTCCAAACTTCTGAAGCGCCAGCTTGTAGGCGTTGTTTGCCAGACCGATGGGGTTATTGAGCGCCGCACGCAGTTCGGGAAGCTGAGCAACTGCACCTGCCGCCACCTGCCGCTCCAACTGGACAAGCTGCTTATCCGCGAATGCCGTCTGTGCGTTAGCACCAATTTGGGCTGACCGGATTTGCGCACCTACCTGCTGCTGCGTGCGCCAGTTCGCCTGCTGCTCCTCGTACATCTTGAGGAACTTCTGCTGCTTCCGGTTGAGGTCAGCTTCACGGTAGTCGCCGTACTTACCCGACATGTTAACAGCAATGTTGGCAACCTCGCGGGCGTCCTTGTTGCTGAGACCTTCCTGCTGAGCCAGCGTCTTGATGGCATCGCGCTGCTCGGCGCGGCGCTCCTTGGCGTTTGCCAAGATACCCGGAAGGGCTTCACCAATACCGGCGCTGGCAGCTTGAAGCAGCGAACCCGGAGTGCTGGCCATTTTGGCACCGATCTGGCCAAGAGCCATCCACATGTCTTCCTTGCGGCGGGCCTTCTGCTTCTCTGGGTTGAGGACATCCTCGTAGAACGTGTTGAGCTTGTCGCTGTACTTATGCTGCTGAGGAGCCAACTGATCCATGGTACGCAGGTTGAACTTGGGGTCACGGTAGAACCCATAGATCGACTCAGGCGTCGTATCACCTTCAACCACAATCTCATCGGTATCGACGTTTTCAAGTGGCGCGTTGGGGTCGGTGACTTCCTCACCTGCGGCAAAAGCCACAAGGCCACCACCACGGTAGCCGTCATTGAATCCGCCATTGCTGGGTTCGTCGAACATCCCGTCAGGGAGCGGGAGGTCAGAGAGACCGCCGCCCGAGGCGTAAGGGGGTACCATACCACCCGCAGCCATACCCGGTGCGGCTTGCGCTCCGGGGGCACCCATCATCGCTTCAGCAGGCGCAGGCATAGCTGCCGCTTGCGGAGTAGCACCAAGACCAGCAGGGGCACCCATCGGGGCCTGAGGCATACCTTGCGGCATCTGGGGTGCCGGGGGAGTAAACAGCTTATCAAACACTGTCTGCTGGGGGACAGCTTCTGCCTGCGCAGCATCACGCACTTCGTCGATGAAGTTAGCCGCAGCAGTAGCCAGCAACTGGTCCATCGGGGCAGGCGCAAACCGACGAAGCGCCCCGCTCTGGAGCGCCTGCAAAATCTTCTGCTTGTTACCACCAAAGAGCTTGGCGATACGCTCCGGAGACTGGAGGCTAAAAGATTTGGCTTCTTCCATTCTTAGGCTCCCCCAGTGAACGCTTTATAGATGCTGGCCGCGCCAAGCCCGGTACCCAGAAGCTGCTGACCAATACCCGGAGTAGGGGCATAGGCCGTCTGGGTCGAAGACGGTGTAACAGGAACACCACGGAGCAAGCTGCTGTACTGCTGAAGCTGCTCAAGCGGGTAGTCACGCTGACGCAGGAAGTCCTGATACGCAGTGTCCATGTACTGCTGATTGAGCGCCTGCTGCTGGGCTGCCGTCTGGGTCTGGAGACCGAACCGTGCCTGATCTGCCTGCGATTGACCAATGCCGATATTGGCCAGCGTCTGGCTCAACTGACCAGCCTGAGCAAGACCAGCGAGACCCTGCTGCGAACCAAACTGGCGCGACTGCTCTGCCATACGCTGGGCTTCCATCCCAGCCTGCTGGTTAGCTAGCGCGGCCTTAAGGGCGTTCTCAGCGTTCATACCCTGAGCTTGGAACTGGAGCGCTTGGTTGTTGACCCGAGCCTGCTGCTCGTTGGTGAGGTTGGCCATCGCAACCGAAAGCCCAGTCTGGGTGCCAAGCTGCTGGACCCCCAGCATGGCTTGGAGGTTAGCCTGCTGAGCCTGCTGCTGTGCAGCGCGATCACGCTCGAACTGAGTCTGTGCGCTCTCATAGGCTGCCTGAAGGCCACGCGACTGGATGTCACCAAGCTGCTGGCCGAGGTTACGTTCGCGCTCCATCGAGGCGAGAAGCTGACGGCTACCACCGTAAGTACCCTGACGGGCTGCGCCAAGGTCTTGGGCAACCTGACCGCGCCGCGCACTGGTAATGGCTTCGCGCATCTGGGGTTCCAGCGCCTGCTGGATAAACGGCGACATGTACTGCGCTGCCTGACGCCCGCCAAACTGCTGCGGCCCAGCCATCTGGAAGTACTGGAGGCTAGGGTTATAACCCGACTGCGCTGCCTGCATGTCCTGTGCAGCAACGTCCTGTGCCCCGACCTTGTCGTAGCTGAACGCTCCCGGTTTGTACTGGCCCGCTGCAATCGAGCGCTGGGCTACGTCAGACGCCAAACCTGAAGCCGCGCCAAACTGGCCCGGGGTCTGCATACCAAGGATATTCTGCTGGACTTGCTGCTGCGCGGGGGTGAAGCCAGCGATACGCTCTTGCCCATATGGGGTGTAGGGCTGAGACAGCAGCGACTCAGAGCGCTGCATCAGGTTCTCAAAGTACGGGCGCGCGTACTCCGGGAGGCTAGAAGTCTCAGACTTCACATACTGCGTAGAGGTTCCGCCGCCACCGCTGCCCATATTTATTCTCCTAGTCCCTCATCCCCTAGAGGGAGTTCAAATACCTGCCACATGGGACGATAACCATCGTCCTTAAAAATCTTCGCCCAACCAAGCCGGGCGCAGGACTCGATACCATCGCAACTATTGTCGCGTGCCCAACGGCGCATGGTATCAAGCATCTGGTCCTTCCACGTGAGACCTTCCTCACCGCCAATAAAGGCCAATTCTAGATACCGCTTGCTGGGGTACTGCTTGATTGCAGTTACTAGCGCACCCTTAATACCATTATCGTCGAACACGATCCAGAGGTCGTGATTAAAATTGAAGAGCGCATCAAGGATGTCGAGAGGCGTGTACCGTCCGTTGGTGGCGTCGGCTGCCATAGCCATAAAGTGCTCGACCCGGTCCCATGCGTCCATGACGCGGTCCGAGGGGACTAGGCTGATATGGGTCTCCCCGCTCACGCCAGACCCTTCCGCAACTTGGTGTCCTTACCACGCGCAGACTTCTTGCGAGCCTTATGGGCCTTATCCATAAGCGCGTAGAGTTTCTGGGCACCGCGCTTTGCGTTACCCTTACCAACACGGCGCACCGCCTCCGGTGAAAAGACGACTTCGTCACGAGCCACACGGGCGGGTTGGTCACGACCAATCCGGGCGGGGACAGAGTCGCTCACCCCATCACCCGGACCCCGGACTGGACGACCCCCCATGCGGGCGAGAAGCTCTTGCCCTGCACCACTGCTACCGTTCCCAAGCTCTGAGACCGTGCGGGCGTCAACGACAAATGCACCATCTGCTAGTTGGACTTCGCCGCCCTTGGCGTACCCTTCGTCACCACCCATGAACGGCGTACCCACCAGCGAGTACATTGGCTGGCCCTTCTTGGCCTTCGGGTTAGGCACGTTCTGGTAGATCATCGTACCCGGCGCGGTGTTCGTACCGGGCTGCACAACCTGACCCATGACGTTGCGGACTTCCGGAACATCGACGGCAAAGTAATCGCGCTCCTTGGACGAGCCAAGGATGTCCTGTGTGGACGGAGCAAACGTAGCCTCGCGCTTCTGCGCAACGTACGGACCTGCGTACGAGTTGTCGATCTTGCCTTCGGAAGTCTGGTATCCGGGAGTAGTAGCTGCGTTCAACGTGTTGAGGACGCCAAGACCCGCCATCGGAACTGCGGCCTTCCCCAGCATACCGGTCATATTACCTTTGGCGGTCTGAGCGAAGCCCTGACCAAACCGGGAGAGAACACCCGGGGCTTTAGTCACCGCCTGCTGCGCAGCCTGTTGTGCCGCCTGTTGTGCCACAAACTCTGGGCTACCGGCAAGCGCCGCGTCAATCGGAGGAGGTACCGGAACACCGCTAACCGGGGCAATCGGAGGAGTAGCGCCGGGGACTGGCGCACCCGGAGTTGGAACCGCTGCCTTGCTTACCGCGCCTTGGATACCACCAGCGAGTGAAGCGCCGCCATAAGCGCCTAGGCCAGCCATAAGGCCCTTTTGCAGGTCGCCTGTAACCGCAGTGGTGCCAGCGGCAGTGAGGAGGCCAGCAGTAACGGCCTTGCCACCCAGCGAGGCTACGAGGCCACCACCGGGCAGTACGAAGTTTAGGCCGACCCCGAGGAGCATCGGGAGGATTTTGCTCAGGAAGCCAGCTTCGGGGAGGCCGGTGTGGGGGTTGATCGTCAGCGAACCACCGTGCGCCATAGCCAGCCCTTGGAGGCTGTTGACCTCTTGTGGGGTCATATGGACGAGCATGGAATCGTCGCCGCGTCCATAGCTCTGAAGCTGCTGCGCCATCGGGTTCTGAAGAACCGAGAGACCGCCCTGTGCTGGAAGCCCACCAGACATGCCCGGAACCTGCTGACCAAGCACAGGCGGATTACCCGCCGGGGGTCGAACACCACCTGCTGGGGTATATGTCGGCGGGGCAGCCTGTACGTCCATCACGATCACTTTCTACCTTGTGACTACGCTTATAGCGCCAATCTGTCCAAAACCAAATACCGGAAGTGGCGCAACCCGCGTAACAGGTGGGAACTGCGCCGAGATAAACTGCGCGGAGAGCAGAACTGAAGGTGTAGCCGGGATAGCCGGGGTCACACCGGGGCTGGCAGCGACAGCCGGAAGCTGCTGGATTGATACCGTCGTAACGGACGGACGCCACATAATTTCGATGTAGTCACCAGCCGAAAGGTCGATCATAAACGGCGTAACGGCGATCAGCGATGCAGGGATACCCGCACTCTTACGGGCGGGCATCGAGAATTGGCTGTTTGAGTTGGGTACGTCTGTACCGTTCTTGCGGAACCAGACATCGACCGTCTCGGTGGCATTTGTGTCGTTCTGGAACTGGATGCTGAACGTGAAGAGGTAGATGCCCTCATGCTGCACGTTGATGCGCGAGCTATTCGACAGGCTGATCCCATCGGGGTAGTCTTCGACATCATAGGTAACTGCGTAGGCAGTGTAGGTGTTGGCTGCGGTCTGGTCGCTGTTGCTCTGGAACTGATTGTAGGGCGTGTTGATATGCTGCCCGTCCCCAAAGAACATATCAGCGTAGATGTTGTTCGCCATGATGTCGTCGGAGATTTGCCGACCGTTCTTGTGGCCATATGAAATCAGCGCCTGCGTCCGGATGCCATCCGACTGTTGGTAGCTAATCGCCGCCTGCTGCGCGCTCAGATTGGTCGTGCGGACGGTAGTCGCGTCGATCTCGGTACCGCTAAAGGTACCCCCAACAAACTCATCCGCCGTGTACTTCTGGGCATGATTGGGCGTGTTGGAGTCCAACTGCGAGAAGTAGTTTTCGAGGGTGCGGATAAGCTGCCGGATGTACTGCGGGTCGTACTGTGCCGGAGGGTTCGGTAGTGGGGCAGCTTTGAACTTGTCGAGAGCCATCAGCGCCGCCCATCAGGTCGGGCGTCAAGGCGCGGTGCGCCAAGCTGCCATTGGACACCAAGGTTCTCGGACCTGATTTTGAACGCCATCTGGCGGGCACGAGCGCGGATAAAGACCTGATCGGTGTAGACCCCGACCGAGCTTTCGATGACCCGCTGGGTGTCCGCAGCATCCGAGGAGAAACGACCACCGGGGAAGTTACGGGGGCGGACCTGTACGGTGACCTCAGGAGCGTCAGCGGTCGAGCCTTCAAAACCAACGTCCGGCAGGATGCGGCGCGTCAGCATGAACTGGTCGCCATCGTCGAGGTCAAAGTCCGACGACTGGATGTAGCTGTCCATCGGCAGCGTATCGTCGTTGATACCGTTCTCGTGGCTATAGAGGTAGCCCGGACCCGTTGTGACGCTGTTACCATCGACTGATACCGAGGTATTCGTAGCCTGCGGGTTCTGCCGCAGCGGGGTGTCAAGCCATGCCGTCCGGTCGATGGTGCCGTAGTACCAGATGCGCTCTAGGTGGTTATAGATCACATAGGCGTTGTTGTAGTCGCTGTCGGCAGTCGGGTAGAACCACCAGACCTCGTTCCACTGCTCATTGGTCCCGCAGACGATCTGGTCGGCTTGGTTGGTGTTGAGGTTGTTGAACACATGATTGCGCAGGGTGCATGGCAGCGTCTCGACACGGCCAGTGTAGGCGTAGAACTTGTCCTGACCCATCCAGTAGGTGATGTTGGCAGCCGAGGCCACCGCACGCGGCGAGGCAATCGAGATATTGTCCGCATACTCCTGAAGCCCAAAGACGTCGGTCGTACCAAGGAACTGGAGCGTGTAGAGGTTGGTGTCCGTCCAGACGAGGATTTCCTGCCGGGTAGGCAGCGCGCGGACGATCCGCGAACCACGTGAGATGCGTAGATCACCAGCGGTATTGGTCTGGGTTGGTGTCCAGTCCGCCGGAGTATCTTGGTCAGCCCAGCGGATGAGCAACGGATCAAAATCAGCGGCGTTGGTTGAGCCAAACGGTACCGCGCCAAAAGCGACGAGGTGCCTGTCCTGCTGCGATACCAGTAGCTGCATAACCTGCACGGGGACCGCGTTCGGGTCAAACCCTTGGCTGGTCGCATACTCGCTGAGCCGAATGGCTTTGGTGGCCAGAGCCGAGGCAGGGTCGTCGGATGTACCGCGCACCCACCAGTAGCCCTCGCCGTTACGGATGTTCATGACAAGGTCGTTGTCGAAGTTGTCGAAGAACCAGTCGCGCTGCGGCAGATAAATCTGCGAGCCGGTAGCCCCAAGACCCCATGAGTCACGGCTCCATGCACCAACGCCCCAGCCGTAGCCAGCCGTGGTGATGGCGTTGCCCGGTTCGATCTCAAACCCGATGGTGATGGCGGTCCCACCTTGGTTGCTGGCCGTAGACGTAGCAGCGGTAGTCACCGTGAATGAGAACGAGTCCGTGTCGATGACGGTGATCTCATGGTTACCATTGATCTGTGAGACCGGCACCCCGCCGATTGTCGTACCCGCAACCCCAGCGATCTGTACGTAGGAACCGGTCAGTGCCCCATGCGCCGTACCAAGGTTAACCGTGATGGTGGTCGTACCATTAGAGGTGTTGATGCAGTTATCAGTGTCCGGCGACGACAGCGTAGGGATGCTATCGCGCAGCGGAGTGATGTCGTAATAATAGCCCGCAAGCTCGATGTAGACCTTCTCATTGGTCCCCAGCGAGAGCAGGTTGTCCTGATACGTCGTGATCCAGTTCCACATCTGGCGGCACACGCCAGTGAAGGAAGTCGGCGTGGATTTAACCCAGCCGCCGATCTTCTCAGGGTAACCCGAGCGAAACCTGATCTTATCGCACTCGTACCACCCGCCCTCGTTCGAGTAGTCGGTCTGGTCGCGGTTGACGCCGGGTTTGAACTGGAGCTTGATGAACGCCATCAGGGCCTCGCATTAAGCATGAGGATAAGCTGCTGCACCTTGGCGTCTGTCTCCTCGATATTGCAGGAGCCATCAGGGTAGAACACAGCAGGCACTTCAAAGTAGCCGCCATTCTCAAGCGTACCTTTGGCGTACCATTCGTCTTGATTGGCAGGGTAATGGATGTCTACGACCATGTTACCAGCCTCCCAGCGCCGACAGAGGTACCAAAGACCGCTGGTGCCCCGAAGAAAATCCATGTAGTGGAGCCGCCAACAGCATAATAGGAGGCATCCGCTCGGTTGATGATCGTCCCGTTGACATTCATCGTGGACCAACCGGAATTAGGAGCATCCCCAGCGACGGTAAAATCCAACCATGCGGGAGACCCAGAGGAGTACACGTCCTTCAGAGTATAAAAGGCAAAGCCAGTACCCGCCCAAGTAGACGGGTAGATGCTACCCTGACCGCCCGTGTTAAACCCATAGCTAGAGAAAGTGCCATCGGTCACAAAACCTACGGTGACGAAGGCATCACCCGCATAAGGCGAACCTACTGCCCCCGCTAAAGCGCAGACGATCCCGGTCATCAGCTTACGTTCCCTGAGACCACCCAAGTAGTCGAGGCAACCTTGACGCAGGTGGCGAGGCCATAAGCTGCCAACGTACGAGAACCGGTACTGGCTGTACCGGCTAGGCGGAGAGTATCGCTCGTGATTGAGATCGTCTGGCTCGAACCGCTATTGTTGAAGAGGACGACCGCCGAGCCGATTGGAAAAGCCACTGAGGCGTTGGCCGGGATCACCCAGCCGCCCGTCGTGTTGGCGACCTGCTTACCCCGATCCGATAGCGCAAGAGTATAGGAACCGGACTGCGAGTTCTGCGGTAGGTCCTTGTAGCCGGTCTGGTAAGCCGTGCTGCCGTCAAACCCGGCAGACACAAAGAACGCACGCCAGTACGGGGGCGTGTTGCCATCCGAGATAAGCATGAGCGAAGTCTGCGCGGCGATAACCGTCGGGCCATCGGTCCCGGTAGACCCCGTGTAGGACAGGTTAACGTCCGACCCAGAAATATTCGAAAGCGAAACGACCTTACCGGCAGCAGCAACGGTGGGCAGCGTCAGAGTGATACCACCTACCGAGATAAGGATATTGGTGCCGAGGTTGTTCGCACCCAGTGCGGTGCTAGTCGAAATAACCTGCTGCCCAGTGGTCTGGAACCCAATGGCTACGTTTGCGCCGTTAATGGTGATGTTGTTGGACGCGGTGACGTTGGTCGCCGCAACATTAGTCGCCGTGACGTTGGTCGCGGTCAGTGCAGGGGTGGTCAGCGACGTCAGGTAGGTTACCACGTCTGCGACATTAGTACCGTCCGAGTAGACCCACATGGTCTTACCCGCAGGCACGGTAATGCCAGTGCCAGCAGCGGTCTTTACCAAAATGCTATCCGCGCAGTCGTTCTGGACGATGTAGGGCTTCTCAATCGAGGGCACTACGAGGTTGCGGGTCGAGCCACCAGTCGTACCAGTACAGCGCAGGCGCATGTTACGGGCGGTCTGCGTGGCGTTCGAATCGGTCAACGTCAGGGTCACGTTACCGCTGGAGAAAGTGACATCCGCAGAACCGACAATAGCTTCTTCAAGCGCAGTCCCCAGATTGACGTTCGTGACGTCACCCCACGTGGAGGTGTTCTCACCTGTGGCCATCAACTGGACTTTGAGGTTGCTGTACGTGCTAGGCATCTCTTTTCCTTACGTCGGTATCTGGACCCAAACGACGGTGTTCCCATCGTTGACCAAAGTCCAGTTGTCGGTCTGCGAGTCGTCAACGGGCACCCAGTTAGGTGTCTGATTATCGTTGATGATCCCCCACACCAACGGTGTCGTGATCCTGCCAACAGCTTGTACACCAGTGAGAACCACAATGGAACCACCTGCTGTAGTAGCAGTACCAACCGCACCCGAGGCTTCTACGCCAGTGACACGAATGCGGTTGCCGCTTCGCTGAGTGACGGTGCCAAGCTGCGCTTGAGCTTCAATTCCGGTGACAACGACGCTGGCGATACCGGTAATAGCCACCGTGCCGACCGCACCAAGAGCCTCTACGCCATCTTCGATGACGACGGCTCCACCATCTGCGACGGCGTCACCAACAGCGCCTGTGGCTTCTACACCCGAAACTGCCGCATTGGCGTTGGCTTGTGCGACCGCAGTACCGACTGTGGCAGTCGCCTGCACCCCGGTTAGGGTGAGGTTGCCTGTACCTTGAACGCTGGCGGTCCCGATGGACCCAACCATCAGCGTCTCAAAGACGTCAATAGAAATGCTGCCACCCGCAGCTACGCCGACGCCATCATTGATGGCCTGCGCACTGACGCCCGTGAGGGTTACATTAGCTTTGTCTTGGACATCTACCGCGCCGACCGACCCGGAGGCAGAGACTCCGGTGACCGCTACGTTTTGGCCGACAGCGGTGGTAACGGTGCCGACAGAGCCAGTCGCGCTGACTCCTGTGGGGGTTACGTTCGCGTTGGATTGTACCGTTACGCTACCGACAGAGGCAGTCGCTGAGACTCCCGTAACGGCTGCTTCTACCGAAACAGTCCCGAGCGCGGCAAACGGAGTCTGGGCGAAGGAGGAAAAACCAAACATCAGTGATATTCCCTCCTTCTAGTCAGAGTGGCATTAGCAGATAATCAACCGCCAAGATACTGCGACAGTGCGCCTGCGATGGCTGCGACCGCCGCGAGGATACCACCAATCTTAGCCTTGCCCGAGAGCTTTGGCTTGTCCCCGTCCATGGGGATAATCTTGTTGGTTGCCTGCTTGAGCAGGACGTCCTTGCCGATACGGCCAATAGTCTTCTTCAGGTCCATAGGTACCTCCTTAGAGCCAAGTCGCGTACTTCTTGGTCTTCATCTTGCGGTCGTCGAGGCCGTGCGTGCCCCCATTGATCCGCTTGGTCAGCGCGAGGATCGCACTGTCTGTGATGCCCTGATCGCAGATCGACCAGAGCTTGTTCTTGTCGAAGAACCACAGTGCGCTCTCAAAGCAAAGCTCGCCCGCCACGAGGTCCGGGTTGTCCATGACGTCCGGGCGGTTCACGTAGTCCGAGAAGGCTTGGTAGTTCGACTTGCCGGTAAGCTGGAGCGCACCACGACCGCGATACTTCCAGCCATCACCTGAGGCTTCATCGCCGTTACCCATGCGATTGGCGTATACCCGGTTAGCGATCTTCTCTGGCTTGCGCTCGTAAGCAGCCGCCAGTGCGTCGGTCGGGAAGTACTTGCCGAAGATGCCGCGCAGGCCCTTTGCGCCATAGTTGAGGTTCTCCGAGAACGCCTTGAAGTTGCCGCTCTCATGCGCCGTCTGGGCGAAGAAGTGGGCAGCGCGGTTCTTGTTGAGGTGGTAGAACTCGGCAGCCTTCTTGAGCGTGCCGGGGCCAAAGGCCCCGTCAGCCGTGACGCCGATCTTCTGCTGAAGGTTTACGAGGCTCACAGGTTCTTCCTCCAATCAGGGAAATCGTTCTCATCAACCACGCCATCGCCGTTGGCATCGTAGCGCAGATCGTTGCGGTACTTCTCCCACGGGGCCATGTCGTCATCGTCGTCATCATCCGCAGGTACGTTCTCTACGGCTTCGACCGGCTCAGGGAAAATAACCCCGGCGGGCAGCGAGCGATCAATTGGCTCTTCTACAACGGGTGCAGGTGCTGGAGCGACCGGTTCGGGCTGCGGCTCTGGATCAGGATCGTTGCGATCCTCTGGCGGCGGGGGGACGAGTTCGCCCTTCATACCCATCAGGGTGGCATAGGAGCCAGCAACGGCACCGACAACCGAGGTCATGACGTAGCTGAGCAGGCCAAAGACATCCTTGTTGTCGATGATGTCGTTCGAGACGAACAGGCCCACAATCATGGCACAGGTGATGGCGACGATGACGAAGGCCATCACGCACGCAGCGAGCCAGAGTGCCTTGATTCGGGCAACGAGAAGCTTGTCTTCCATATCCATCATCAGTCCTTACCGTTGAGCGGGTTATCGAGGACGCGCTTGATCTTGTCGTCCATCTGGGTTTCCAACTCTTTAATCCGACGCTGCTGGTCTAAGTCCTGCTGGCGTAGCTGGTCAAGCATAGCACGTTGGGTCTGAATAGTCATCGCATCACTTGCACGCACGCTACCCGACACTGCATCAACCGTCTGACGGGTGCTGGTGACGCTGCTAGAGATGCTATTGGTGAGATAATTCAACGCCTCAGAGTTGCCTTTGGTCAACCGCTCGACGCTGGTGACGCGCTCGTCCAGCACGGAGATGCGCTGATTAATCCCAGAGAGGTCTGGCGGCACATAGGCAGCGGTGACTTCTTGCATAGTCAGGAACTGCTGGTAGACCTGAAAGCCAGCCCACAGACCACCGACAACCGTCGAGATGGCAGCAAAGATGATGGCGATCTTACCGCTGCTCAGGTTCCCTATCTTGAAGCTAAAGCCGCTCTCGTCGAATGCGACCTGCGGTTCTTCCTGCTCATTGTCCGTACTGGGCATTAATCATCTCCTGCAATTTGTCGGTGTTCGTGCGGGTTAGGCGGTACATCTCGAAGTTCGCGTCTCTAAGGCGGCGGTTCTTGTAGATGTCACGCGGAGCGTAGAAGTCGGGGCGATCCTGTAGAGCTACTTGCGTATACGCAGTGAACCCCGGCACAGACGCAATCGCGTCCATTGTTTCTGCCTGCCCAGCACCAATCGAGTTTGCGGCCTGCTCAGTCTGGGCCGTAGCCATGGGGGCAGGCGCAGAGGACATGTTTAGGGCCTCCAGAGTGTTCGCTGCGGACGTAGGCGACGACGGTGAAGGCACAGCCTCAAAAGCAGCGGAGAACGCGGTAGACGAACTACCTCCCGTCTGGGTCGCGCCAAACTGCACAGCGCTAGCCGGGTTGATACCGGGGAGTTCACCAATCGGCGCAGAGGCAGCCAGCGCCATAACCTGATCGGGTGTGAGCCGTTCAGCGGCCACAGCTTCCGCAACCTGCTCGGTGATGCTGGCAGTCTCTTCCGGCGTATCTACCTGCGGCTCTACAACCACGATCTCCTGCTCCGGCTCGGGCAGGCTGGCGACAATCTCCTCAGCAGCATCGGCTGCGGCATCGGCAGTAGCCGCGTCAATCACCGTGTTGATGGGTGCAGAAGAGATGAAGTCAACCGGCGCTACCGCCTCTGGTGGGCAGCTTGGGTCCATCGGGGTCACGTTGCAATCGACGGTCGCCTTCGGCTCTGACCATGACAGGATACCCGACTGGTTGCTCATCGCGGAAGGGTCACGCCCATAGAACAGCAGGATGTTGTCACCAGTGTTCGGGCCAGTGATACCGGCAGTCGCCAAGTGGTAGGTGAACGGCGCGAGGTTGGCGTAGTTGAACTGGATTTTATTGTCGTCGAAGAGGCCGATCTCGAAGGTGTACTGGTTGTTCGTGCCGTACTCCTGCGTGGCATACCAGCCGAACAGAATAGAGCCGGGCTTCCTGACGTAGTAGGGATTGCCCCCACTAATGAGGTCGGTCCACATCCCGTAGATCGTGTTGCGCGGGGCCTGCTCAAGCGGACGCCCATTGCAGCAGAGGTGGTTGCCGCTTTCAAACGACACAAAGCCGTTGGACGAAACCCACGCACTGGTGAAGACCTGCCCCCAGTAGGTAAACTCAAAGCCAAGGTCGATGCGCGCCGTGCTGTCATCGCCAAGGTACAGCGGCGTAGCCGTAGCAGGGCTTGCCACGATCTGTGGAGGGATGACGCCCGGCTCGTAGGTCTGTGCGGCTACGGACGTAGCCAGAAGGAGGCTAGCGGCTACGCTTCGCGTCAGGGCGTGCATCAGCGTTCTCTTCCCACGCAGCGGTGGCCTCAGCACCGATCTTGCCCATGTAGGGGCACGGGGTGCCTGCCATCTCCATCGAGCGGAAGACGCGGTCGTCTTGGCACAGGAGGCTAACTGCGGCTACGCGCATGCCCATGTCGTACAGGGTCTTCGACAGTTTGATGCGTTCACAATTCTGGTCGCGTACAGCCTTACCACCAGAGATGCCAACAATCTGCGTCTGGACCGCGCCTGATACGCCAGTCGTGCAGAGGTCTTGGCTGTAGCTCATGATCGTCGGCGCGATGGCCGAGGGCGGGGGCGACTTGAGGTTCTGGTCAATCACCTGCCGAGAGACGTTCTCGCTGTAGCTGGTGGACTTGCTATCGCTCAGGTTGACGTTGTTGTTCTGGTTGACGTTGGTGTTGTTCGTCGTCGCCACCGAGGTGCTGTTCACCGTCGAGGTAGAGACGTCCGTATTGAAGTTGTTGTTCGTGGCGGTGCTGGTGCTCGTCGCCGTCGAAGTGTTCTGGTTGATGTTGGTCATCGTCCCAGAGTTGATGTTCTGGTTGACGTTGGTGTTCGTCGAGGTGCTCGTCGAGGT